TGGGACGCCGATCCCGGACAAGATTTCGCCTCCGGATCTGGATCGATTGATTGCAGGTATCTCCAATAAAACCACGTTGGAAGCCTCTGTCTATATCTCCCAAGGTCATCCGAAATGGGTGATCAAAAGTCCGACATTCTGTTGGGAGTTCGATCTCGGTTCGAAGAAGTGGAATGAACGTAAAAGTTATCTACAGACCACATGGCGCGCGATCGGCGGCTGCTATGCCTTCGGTCAGTGGCTGGTCGGGGATACCCAGGGCGGTCGGATACTGAAGATCGATCCTCTGGCTCTGGATGAGTTCGGCAGCCCGCTTGTCATGCAGATGGATTCTGGGCCGGTTGTCGGCTTCCCATCACTAACCAAGGTTGGCAGGGCGGATTTCAACTTCGTCATGGGCGTTGGTATTGCAACCGGTGTTGATCCAACCGCGACCAACCCGCAAGTCGGCATCTCCTGGTCTAATGACGGTGGAATAACCTACGGCAACGAATTCGTTCGGGCGCTGGGAAGACAAGCCACGGATACGCGGATCATGATGACGCGAACGGGGATGACCAGCAATCACGGCCGGCGCTGGCGCCTGAAGATATCAGACCCTGTGTATGGCGCATTCCTTGGGGGAAATCAGGATACGAGGCTAACGCGATGAGCAAGCCGTTCCCGGGTGTGGATGTTCCATTGGTAAATATTCAAACCGGCCTGATGAACCAGACTTGGTACGAGTATTTTTCCCAGCATCACAAGCTTGCGCAGCTTCCCGATGTGTCAACGACGGCGCCGACGAACAATCAGGTTCTTACATTCAAAACAGCAACCGGGCTGTGGACGCCAGTCTAAGGTATTGAAATTATGGGACTTTTCGATCTTTTCAGCAATGATACCGCTGAGGAAGCCGCACGCCAGCGCAATGCCGGCCTGCAGCAGGGCTATGACCAGCTCTCGTCTCAGTACGGGCAGGGCCGCGATGCACTCACCACGGGTTACGGGCAGGCCAGCAATCTCTATGGCAACCTGCTCAATTCGAACACGGCTGGCGCGAATGCCTATGGTGATGCGAGCGGAGCCAACGGGGCTGCGGGATATGGCCGGGCGACGGCAAACTTCCAATCCAATCCCGGCTATCAGTTCCAGATGGATCAGGGCCAACAGGCCTTAAACCGAGCTCATGCTGCGGCGGGTAATCTTTCGAGTGGAAACGCCGATGCTGACACCCTGAAATTCTCGCAAGGGCTCGCAAACCAGTCCTATGGCGGATATCTTGCCGGTCTCCAGCCTTACCTTGGTGGCCAGCAGCAGGCGACGGCTGGCGCCGCTAACGCTGCGACAGGGTTAGGCGGTAATCTCAACCAATCCTTCCAGGGTCAGGGTAACGCTGCGAATGCCAACTATACTGGGCAGGGCGCGTCCAACGCTGCGGCGACGATGAATAACTACAATGTAGGGGCCAACCAATTGAACGCACTGACGGGCGGCCTTGGCTTCCTGTCAGGCGGCGCGGGTGGCCAAGGTGGTTTCGGCGGTCTCATGACCAACGCCAAAAACCTGTTCTCCGGATTCTAGTAAATGGCAGATATCGACCAGATCATTGCAGGCGGCGCCAAGACCAACGCCGATTTTGATTTCAGCAAGATCAACCGAAACTATTGGGAAGGTCGCGATCAGGCCGCCAAGAACGATCTGCGTGACGCATTCAAGGGCGGTGTTCCGTTAACTCCTGATGGCCAGCCCGATTTCGGAGCGATGGCCAAGACGCTGTTTCAGAAGGGCGGATTGAACGAGGGAACTGCGGCGGCAAACCTCGGGATTGCTCAGCAGAATATGCAATTTGGACAGGGCCAGAACCGGGCTATTCAGAATTTTGATAGTGGCGGACAGCCACAAGCTCAAGCACCACAGGCACCTCTCGTTTCTCCATCCACAAATCGACAAGTCCCAATCGCTGGTAACGCGCCGGTTCTCGCAGCGGCCGCGCCGTTGCCACCGGATCAGCAGCAAGATCCAACCAGCGCAGTTGTCAGGATGCCCACTGCACAGGCGACGCAGGACTGGCGCAACAGCGTACCGCCGCCACAGGCCGGTCCACAGCTCGCCCAAGCGCCACCCCAGATGGCTCCCCAAGGCCAGCCCGCCCCGGTAACAAACGCTGTCACCACGACGCAGGCGCCGGCTACGCCCTCCCGTGTTGATCAGGGGATTGCCTTCTTTTCTGCTATTATGGCCGATCCGCGATCGCCAAAGCAGAATGTAGAACTAGCTAAATCCCGGCTGGAAGCCTTGCAAGAGAGCAATAAACTAACGAACGATCAAAAGAATTATGTCCAGTACAAACTGGAGGGCGGCAAAGGCACGATGGAGGACTTTCTAAACAGGGCAGATGAAAACACCACGCAGCGCGATATTCTGACTAAGAGCACAATTCCGCGCCTCGAAAAATCGCAGGATAAGGCCACATCGGCAATTGAGGATATCGATGCAATCCACAGGTCACGCAATGAGCTTGACCAGCCGGGCGGGGTGATTACAGGCGTCTGGGCTAATGACAGATTGAAGCTGGCAAAAATCGGCAATTCTCTCGGTATTCCCAACTCTGATAAGATAACCAATACTGAAGCTTTCAGCGCGGCGGTCGGAAAGCGCGTGGCCGCCATGGTCAAGGCGTTTGGTAGCGGCACGGCGATTTCAGATGGTGATCGCAGATTCGCCGAAAAAATGGCTGGCGGCGGGATTGAATTGAATGAAACTTCAATGCGCCGCATCCTGGATATCGGAGAGCAGGCTGATCGCGCCGTTATCGGCCGACACAATGAATTTGCTGACAAGGCTGTAAAATCAAATGAGGGACTGAAGTCCGCGCGTGATACTTTCATTGTGCAGCAGCCGGGGCAGTACAAGAAGCAATCGGCAGGCGTGTTTGACTCCGCCAGAGATGCCATTGCGAAAGGTGCGCCGCGTGATGCTGTAATGAAGCGGTTACGTGAAAACGGCCATGATCCGGCGGGATTGTAATGGCTGAACTGGATTTTTCTGATCTAGTCCCCAAGGCTTCCACAAGTCAGGGCGTTAGCTTTGATGATCTGATTCCGAAGCAAGCATCTGTTATTCCTGCAGCCATTACTGACATTCTACCGGAGGCCGGCGCGGCGCTTGGGAAGGCATCTCAGCATCTAACCGGCGATAGTGTTTCCGACCTTCCAGGATATGATCCGAGAACGCGCGGCCAGCTTGGTCCCATTGAGGGACTGATGCGAACCGGGCGCCAGATCGCAGCATTGCCTGAAATGGCGATTGCTCCATTTGTAGGCGCGGCGCGTTCACTAATTGGCCATCCGATGGCCGATCTAGAGCATAAAGCTGGCGAACTCATCGCGCCTCAAATCGCCGCTAAAGACGACCCTCAGAAGATGTACGAGGCCGCAAAGGGCGATGTGGATCTGGCGCTATCTGCAGCTAAACCTAGTACACCTAAGGCTCCGACGCTTTCTGCCCCCACTATTCCTGAATTAAAGGCCGCCGCTAAGGTTGGCTTTGAAAGTCCGGAAGTTACCAGTTTAGAACTCCATCCGAAAGTAATAACTGATTTTGCAACTGGCGCACAGGTGGAGCTGAACAATTCAGGCATTGACGAGGTTTTGGCGCCAAAGACCTTCAGTCTTCTGAGCAGGCTTCAGAAGGCCCCCGCCGGATCAACAGTGTCAGGTGCAAATCTACAGACCGTCCGTCGCGCATTCGGCAACGCTGCGGCATCTCCAGACGCAACCGAAAGGCTCGCGGCAAAGACAGTCATCGATAAGCTTGACGAGTTGTTGCCGAATATAAAGCCGGCCGATGTAATTTCTGGAGATGCTGGCGCTGCGGCTAGTACATTGGAAGAGGCGCGGGCCAATTATTCTGCTGCCAAACATGCTGAGACCATCGACAACAAGACAATCCAAGCTGAGTTGAGGGCTGCTGCGGCGAACTCCGGGCAGAATGTTGCCAATACCGTCCGCCAGAGAATGGCGGACATTCTCGTAAAACCGAAAGAGCAGCGCGGGTTCTCATCTAGTGAACTTTCGCAAATGGAAGATATTGTTCGCGGTTCAAAAGCAGGTAACGCCCTACGAATTGGTGGCAACCTGTTGGGCGGCGGCGGCGGTCTTGGTGCAGCTGTCAGCGCAGGAATCGGCGGTTTCGTTACTGGCGGCCCAGGGGCAGCGGCGCCGGTTGTCGGCTTTGGTCTCAAGCAACTCAGCAATTACCTTACGCTTAAACAAACTGCCCAGCTTTCCGAAGCCATTCGAATGCGCGCTCCTCTGGCTAGTTCGATGTCCAAATTTGGGGAGGCATTCGCTAAATACCAAGAGCTTAAGAGTCCAAGCACTCATGCGGGCGTTGTATTGGCTGCGCGTAATTTATCGAACAATCTTCAGGGGGATGCTTTTAAGGGTTCGATAAGTGATCTTGTAAGGTCGCTTTCGGGTCCACAGCAGGGCCGCGCACAAGATGAAGGCCCCGTTCCAAGGAAAGAATAGAAAGAATATCGCTGCGAGACAGAGCATAAAAAATATGGCTCGCTTCTGAACAACGTACATCTGAATTTCCCAGCCCGCCCTAACCGGCGGGTTTTTCTATGAAAGAAACGTATGGCCGGCACAATTAGCCTATCAATGACCCAACAGCTAGACCAGTTCGGCGCTCCGCTTGCTGGAGGACACTTATATACCATTCAGGCCGGTACAGTTTCAACGCCTCAAAACAGCTATCAGGACTCGGCACTTACACTGCCATGGCCAAACCCTATCATTTTAAGCGCATCCGGGCGCCTTCCACAATTCTTCCTCGCTGACGGAAATATTAAAATCCGCCTGACTGACGTTAATGGCGTCGAAATCCTTGTGGCCGATGGTCTAGTCGTTACCGGGGCATCATCCGGCGGCGGTGGGGGCGCCGTTGTAGATGTAACCACGATCTTAGCAACGGGAGATATCAAGTGTCGTTACGGAACAGGCATTCTCACTGGATTCGTCCGCTGTAACGCAAGAACGATCGGGTCTGCCACGTCCGGGGCCTCGGAACGAGCGAATGCCGATACGCAAGCCCTGTTCGAATATCTCTGGAATACAGATGTAAACCTGACGGTTTCTAGCGGACGCGGCGCTTCATCGATTGCAGATTGGTCAGCTAATAAAACTATAGCTCTTCCTGATTGGCGTGGCCGCGCAATAGCCGCGCTTGACGATATGGGCAATACCGCAGCGGGGCGATTGACCTCAACATATTTTGGAGCGACGGCAACCGTTCTCGGGGCATCCGGCGGCAATGAAGCCTGCACATTGAATGTAGCATTAATCCCAACCACTACCTCCACTAATGCCTCGCAAGCGATTTCCGTTAAGTCGACGGTCGCCACCATTCCATCGGGCGCCACGAACGGAAATCTTCTTACTAACGGAAGCGGCGGGTTCTTCGGTCCCGGCTCTCTCAGTCCGCTTACGATTGGTCAGATTACATCAACTGATCCTAACTCGATCAGCGTAACTTCGACCGGGACCGGAGGCGCTGGCCCAAACCATAACAACACGCAGCCAACCCTGCTCGCAACTGTATATCTGAAGCTCTGATGGCATACATCATCAATTTCGACCAATCCAACAAAGCCGATTGGACCTTCGACATTACCGCGACCGATGCCGATACCGGACTTGCGATCGACTTCACCGGGGCGGCGGTAACTCTCACGGTGAAAGACGAGAACGATAGCCAAAAGCTAACTGCATTGATCGGCAGTGGCATCACGCAGCCGGTAGCGACAACGCTTGAGGTTCTATTCACAGCATCACAGATGGAAGCGCTTTGCCCTGGAGCCTATAAAATCGGTGCGGTCTACTCTATAAATGGAGAGATCAACCAACTTTTCCAAGGCACGGTTTCTATCTATGACGGAGTTGCGCAAATATGACGCATACGATCAAGGTCAAGGTACTTCCGAGATTTCCATCAAGCGTGACAGTTTCAAGTCCGATCCTTCTGAGCAGGGTTGGCGGGAATTATGCGTTTAGTTTTGATGCTGCTGCATTTGAGGTAACGTTAGGTTCATTATACCAGCCGGCTGATACCACGCTTACCGCTCTAGCTGCTCTGGATTCCACTGCCGGTTTATTAGTCGAGACCGCGGCGGATATGTTCACCAAGCGGACACTGACAGGAACTGCCGCTGAAATCACTGTAACCAACGGTGATGGTGTAGCTGGAAATCCAACGGCTTCCCTTCCGGCTGCTCTGACATTCACGGGTAAGACGATTACGGGTGGAACGTATTCCGGGGCCGTTTCATACAACAAGATTATTATAACTGCGCCGGCTACATCGGCAACACTTACGCTGATCGACGGAACTACACTGACCGGACCTGCGGCCTCCGGCACTGTGATGACGCTTGGCAACGTCGAAACGGTAACTGGCGTCAAGACGTTCGGATCGGCGGGTGCTGTAGGCCGTTTAAAGGTCGCTGGCACGACTTCTGGCAGTACGATAGTTGATGCTACGGCGGTCGCTTCGGGCACCCTGACGCTTCCCGCCGCTACCGATACACTGATCGGTAAGGCAACGACCGACACTCTCACCAATAAGACCTATGACACGGCAGGGGCCGGTAATAGCTTTTCAATCAACAGCCTGGCTGCTACGGCGAATACGGGGACTGGCGCTGTAGTTCGTGCGACATCTCCTGCACTTGTCACGCCCGCGCTTGGTGCAGCTACCGCTACCTCTATTAATGCTAGTACCGTATCGCCTGGGCACTACTCAGGCGAACCTACCACTGGTAACGCGGCGGCTGGTGAAATAGGCGAGTATATCGAAGCAATTCTTACTTCGGGTAGCGCTACAGCTCTGACAACAGCTACCGGGAAAAACATCACCAGCATATCTTTGACCGCAGGTGACTGGAACATCAATACGATTGTGTATCATGTCCCGGCAGCAACAACCAGCGTCACAGTTTTGAGCCACGGATTATCGACGACAACTGCTACGCTTGATATTACCGCAGGACGGTTTGTTCAGTTCGCTATTCCGGCCTTTGTAAACGGCGGCATAACCTTCAGCACGACTGGTATGCAATACAGGCTCAGCCTAGCTAGCACGACAACAATTTTTCTGGTCGCGTCGGACACTTTCACAGTCAGCACTATGACAGCGTATGGCATGATTAGCGCGCGGCGGGCTAGATGATACGCGCAAACAGCCAAATGCAGGATGCAATAAATCCTATGCCGGCGAATACCTCGACAGCGAGAATCAGCACTCCACCCGGCAAGTCCTTAAAAAGCGACGTGATGGCTGCTTCGTCGATGCGATCCTGGTTCATGTGCTCTTTTTCAAAAGAGCCGTGATGATCAAATATCATTTTTTGTCGAACGATTGCTGTTCCAATCCAGAAGATAAAAAGCGCAATTAGTATGACGATTATTTTTGTCAGTACAATCATGTTTGTTACTCGTTTATTTTAAACGGCCACTTCTAGCCCACAAACCCCAAAGCGAGCAATAGATGACAATCCGAAGCTCACAGGCTGCGGTCGATCTGATCGTGATGGAAGAGGTTACTTCGAAGAATCTCTACAACCTGAAATATCAGCATCCGGAGTGGCCTGGCGGCGCGTCTGGGGTGACCATAGGTATCGGGTACGACGTAGGATATTCGAC